CCACGAAATCCGCTATCATGGCGGGTTACAGCGAGAGGGGTGCAGAGGTACGAGGACACAACCTTAAAAAGCAGTTTGCAGGAGAGATTGCAGAGGAAACGAGGAAAGGTATTGTCGATGCTGTACCAGGTGCATTAGCTCAGTTAAAGGAACTTGCGTACAAGGCTGAGAGTGAAAGTGTGCGTTTTCAAGCAGTTAAGGACATCCTAGATCGGGCAGGGTTAAAACCTGTTGATAAAATCGAACAGACCACTATAGAACAGGTTTCTACTGAAGAGCTGCATAAGGAACTTGAATCTCTTTTAATGGAAGATAAGCCAGAGGTCGTCGGTATAACACATTGACTGTTCAACGCAAGGTTGAAATATTACGGGAACTGCGGAAGAGGGAAAGATACAACAAGTTGGATTATTATGATCCATACCCTTACCAAAGAAACTTCCACAATACAGGTTCCAGTTGTAATCAACGCCTTTTAATGGCTGCTAACCGTATAGGTAAATCCTACTGCGGAGCCGCAGAAATGTCTTTTCACCTAACTGGCTTGTACCCAAAGTGGTGGAAGGGCCGTATATTCAGGCAACCCATCACAGGATGGTCGGGTGGTGTTTCAAACGAAACAACCCGTGATATCGTTCAGGCTGAATTATTGGGTTCCCCTGATGACCCGGAGGCTTTTGGTTCCGGTGCAATACCTCGTTCAAAGATAATAAAAACCGAGAGAAAACCGGGGGTTCCAAATGCCAAGAGCATGGCCCTTATTCGTCATGTATCGGGGGGGAACTCGTCTTTATTCTTTAAGGCCTATGAGATGGGCCAGGAGAAATGGCAGGGTCGTTCTGTTGATTGTGTATGGCTGGATGAAGAACCATCAAGAGATATTTACAGTCAAGCAGTTACTCGAACTTTAGATCGTAGGGGTATGGTTTATATGACTTTTACTCCTGAACAGGGCATGACGGAAACTGTCGCCAGCTTTATAAACTCCATAAAGCCAGGTCAATCCCTTGATAATGCTACGTGGGATGATGCCACTGAAAAGGTTAGAAGTGTCTTAAATGGAAGTCCGGGCCATCTGAACGAAGAAGTCATGGAGCAGATTCTGTCATCCTATTCGCCCCATGAACGCGACATGAGGCGTAACGGTAGGCCATCCATAGGGTCAGGCTTAGTCTTCCCTGTGAGCGAAGACAGGATCGCCTGTGAGCCATTTTCGATAAAGGGTCATTGGCCCCGCATCTGTGGGATAGATTTTGGCTACGATCACCCTACAGCGGTGGTCTGGATAGCGTGGGATAGGGATGAGGACATCATGTATATCTATGACTGTTACAGTGCATCCAAAGCACCCCCACTGGTTCATGCAAATGCTATACGGACGCGACCCTATTTTATACCAGTTGCATGGCCTCACGATGGCAACAGGCTTGACTCGATGGGTAATCCTGGCCTTGCAGAACAATACAGGAATATGGGAGTTAATATGCTCCCCTTCCATTTTGAAAACCCCCCTGCTCTGGGTGAGAAGAAGGGCGGGAACTCCATAGAAGTCGGTATTATGGATGTTTTACAGCGGATGGAAGACGGTAAGTTCAAAGTGTTTAATACTTTAGGCTTGTGGTTTGCGGAATTCCGTATGTATCATAGAAAAGATGGAAAAATCGTTCCTTTGCGGGATGATTTGATGTCAGCAACGCGATATGCAGCTATGTCGCAGCGTTTTGCGGTAGCTGGCGATGATCCTACATGGGATAACGAACTCAAATACAGGAATCTAGGGATAATTTAGTGATTGATGAAGAACTAGTAGCAAGAATACAAACAGAAATTACCGATGCGTTGGGATATAACGATGAAATATCCAAGCAGAGGGAAAATGCTATGGAGTATTACTATGCCCGTCCGTTTGGCAATGAAGTAGAAGGACGCTCCCAATTCGTAGATTCTACCGTTGCGGATACTATCGAGTGGATAAAGCCATCCCTTATGAGGGTATTCGCCTCTGGTGATAACATGGTTTCATTTTCTCCTGTCGGCCCTGAAGATGTAGGTGCTGCTGAACAGGCTTCTCAGTATATAAACCACATTTTTACTAAGGATAATTCAGGCTGGGAAATCCTCTATACGTGGTTTTCTGATGCACTTTTGCAGAAAAACGGCATAGTTAAGGTTTGGTGGGATGAAACCGATGAAAATGATCGTGAGGAATATCACAACCTGACCGAACTTGAACTGGATGCCCTTCTAGCCTCTGAAGAGGTGGAAGTTGTCGAGCATACGAGGAATGATGACTTCACAAATGACGTTGCAGTTACCAGAAACGTACTGGATGGCAAAGTCATGGTTGAAAACGTACCCCCTGAAGAATTCCTTATTTCCAGGGAAGCTAAATCTATTCAGGATAGTCGTTTTGTCTGTCATAGAGTTAAAAAGACCCTTACCGAACTTAAAGAGATGGGGTTTGATGTAGACCCGGATGAACTGTCCAGCGGTGATGATGAGATGGGGTCATTGTCAGGTGAAAGACAGGCAAGGTTTGATTTTGACAGAAGTATCAACTTCGGCCTTACGGAAACCGAGGCGGAGGAAGCATTAAAGGAATACTGGCTGTATGAGAGTTACCTGAAGACAGATTGGGATAATGACGGTTTAGCGGAACTGAGAAAGGTCTGTAGCATAGGGGATAAAGTCCTTGCTAATGACCCTGTAGACAGGGTTCCCTTTATTTCCATTACCCCGATCAAAATACCACACAAGTTTTTTGGCTTATCCGTGGCAGACCTCATTATGGATCTTCAGTTAATTAAGAGCAGTCTGATGCGAAATCTCATGGACAATATGTACAACCAGAACTTTGGTAGGTACGCAGTTCTTGAAGGCCAAGCGAACCTGGACGATTTGCTCACACAAAGACCGGGCGGGGTGGTCAGGGTTAAATCCCCCAATGCTGTCATGCCTCTGACTACTCCCCCACTAGAACCCTATACCTTCCAGATGCTGGAATATCTGGATAGTGTCAGGGAATCACGGGCCGGGGTTAATAAATACTCACAAGGTCTTAACGATAAAGCCCTGACTTCCCATACTACTGCTACTGCTGTTAATTCTGTGATGACCGCAGCGCAGTCAAGAGTGGAATTAATTGCAAGAAACTTTGCTGAAACAGGTGTAAAAGACCTGATGCTTGCAATATATGAGCTGGTACAGAAGAACCAGAACAAGGAAAGAGTGGTTCTTTTAAGGAATCAGTGGATAGAAGTTCGCCCGGATATGTGGCGGGATAAGATGGATTGCACTGTAGCCGTAGGGCTGGGGCATGGGAATAAAGACCAGCAGTTGATGCACCTTTCTTCCATGTTACAATTTGCATCCCAGGCAATGCAGGGTGGTCTTAGGATTGTGAACGAGCAGAATATGTATAATATTGGGGCTGCTCTTATTCGTAATATGGGTTTTCAGAATGTCGATGACTTCCTGACCGACCCATCTCAGATTCAACCACCTGGGCCATCGCCAGAACAACAGATGCAACAGATGGAAATGCAGAACAAGCAAAAGGAACTGGAAATCAAAGCGGCTGAAGTCCAGATCAAGGCGCAGAAAGTTCAACAGGATGCGGCAGAAGCGCAGATGGATGCACAACTGAAAGTAGCCGAACTTGGACTTGAAGCACAACAGAACAGACCAGTAGCTATAGGATAAAGATATGGCAATTACGAAGATGCCTGATGGTAGTTATAAAGCTATCTATGGCGGAAAGACTAGAATATTCAAGACTTTGAAAAAAGCCAAAGAATGGGCTGCTAAATTTAAGAGCAATCCACACAAGAAAAAATCTAGTAAAATTTCGTACTAAAGGTGGACGAACGACAAAGAGAAGAACACGCAAAGCGTCTTCTTTCTGATCCACTTTTTCTTGAAAGTTTTGATGTATTAAGAACCGAACTTCTTACCAGATGGGAGAACTCATCTAGTAATGAATCGGAAGCCAGAGAGTCAATCTGGCTGGGGTTACAACTTCTTTCTCGTATCAAATACCATCTTGAATCAGTTGTAACAACTGGCAAGATGACTGATATATTAAAGAAACAATCCCCTTACATATAAAGGTTAAAAAGCCTTTCTAACCCAACCCGCTTTTTAGCGGGTTTTTTTATGGAGGTAGCCCGTGGACAAGCAACCAGCCCCACAACCAGAAGTAGAAGATTTACAAGGTAGTGTGCAGCAAGCACAAGAGGCAATTCTTGGTATTTTGAATTCGGAAGAAAACGCAGAATCCGAGGAAGCCGAACCGCAAGAAGAAGCGGTATCTGAAGAGGAACCTGAAGAGGAATCGGAGGGTGAAGAACCCGAAGAGGAATTTGAGGAGGAATCCGAAGAAGGTGAAGAGGACGAAGGAGATGTCGAGGAACTTCTATACGCTGTCAAAGTAGACGGTGAAGAATCTGAAGTTACCCTTGATGAGCTTCTTAAAGGGTATTCCCGTCAGTCTAGTTTCACTCGAAAAACTCAAGACCTGGCTGAACAACGAAAGGAATTCGATAATGCCCAGCAACATATGGCAGCCGAATACCAGCAGATTCAGGCAGAACGACAGCAGTACGAAGCAACACTCAATAGTATCCTTGAAAACTCTAATCTCGATAAGTTTGCCAATGTAGATTGGGAAACACTGAAGATGACTGATCCCTTGGAATATATGACCAAGCGTCAGGAACAACAGGATGGAAAAGAGAAAGTAAGAGAACTTCAAGCTCAAAGAGATCAAGCGGCAGCGAATGCTCAAGTAGAGAATGATAGATTGTTTCAACAGGCAAAGGCTGAAAATGCCAAGTTTCTGGTAGAGGCTATACCAGAGCTTCAAGACCCTGAAGAACAACCAAAACTTATCTCTGAGTTACGCGTGTTTGGCCTTGAGCAGGGATTCTCTGAAGAAGAACTCAACGGATTGATAGATTGGCGATCTATTGTTGTTTTGGATAAAGCTAGGCGTTATGACGAGATTCAGAATGCTGATCTAAAAACGAAGAAGGTCAAAAACAAACCTAGAGTTGTCCGAAGCGGTAGTAGTGCAACCAGAAGTGAGGGTTCTAAAAAGACCCGTACTGCGAAAATGAAACGATTACAGCGAACAGGCCACGTCGATGACGCGGTTACTTTGCTGGAAGATATGATGAACTCTTAATAGGGAGAATATTTA